AGCTTGCCAGCAGCGGTTACTCCGCCCAGCTTGCCAGCAGCGGTGACTACGCCCAGCTTGCCAGCAGCGGTGACTACGCCCAGCTTGCCAGCAGCGGTGACTACGCCCAGCTTGCCAGCAGCGGTGACTACGCCCAGCTTGCCAGCAGCGGTTACTCCGCCCAGCTTGCCAGCAGCGGAAAAGACAGCGTGGTGATGTCTGCTGGCATTAACGGGAAAGTAAAGGCCGAAGTTGGAAATTGGATTGCAATCGCCGAGTGGAAAGTGAAGGATTCTCATTTTGCCCCAGTTGGCATTGTGGCGGCGAAGGTAGACGGCGAAAAGATCAAGGCCGACACGTGGTACAAGCTTGAAAATGGGCAGCTTGTGGAAGTCGGGGAGGAATGATTATGCCGAAGGTCAGAGCGCTGACGGAAGAAAGGCGGATAGCGGAAGCGGACAGCAACCGCAACATGGCCATTCGCGACAAGCTGCGCATTGGGAAAGACCACGCGGGAATGACGCTTGATGAGATCTCGTCCGACACGGGAATCAGCCGCGCGACGGTGTGCAAATATTTCAAGATGCCGGAGGCGATGCCGATACAGGCGTATCGGGACATCTGCCGGGCAATCGGGCTGGAGGTAACGCTATGACTGACATGGTATGGACGACGCTTGCGGCGCTGGATTTGAGCGCGCTGCTGATTGCGCTTTGCTACATGGCAAAGCGCGTAGGAGAGGAGCTGAGGGCAGAGCGTGAAAAGCGAGAGGGTATGTGCAACGTGCGCGCACTGCCGGCCGGTGAGCCGACCGATCAGCCCGACATGCGTCGGGTGCATCGTCGGCGGAACATGCACGAAGTGGGAGAAAGGAGCGAAAACGGATAAGGAGGGAAAGAAAAATGGATGAGAAAACGGTATTGGAGGCGCTGAAAGAGACGGAGAATCTGCTGCACAAATTCGGGTATTCGGCGCTTCCTCTCATTATGATGGAGGAATACATTAAGAACCTGAACAAGCGAATCAAGGAGCTTGAAGATGCGAAGTGAGCTGTTGGAGCTTGAGCGGCAGGAGGCCGCAGAGCTGATAGGTTACGATGCGTGGGCGGCGATGCAGAGGAACAAAGCCGCCTCACGCCGTCGGGCACAGATCATCGGAGAACAGGAAAGAGAGGTAAACCAGAATGAGCGGATTGAGCTTGTACCAGATCGACGCGAGTATTGAGAGCATCCTTAACGGTTTTGAGCTGGTGGACACGGAAACGGGCGAGATCATCGGCGCGGAAGCGCTGGACGCGCTGCAAATGGCGCGAGAGGACAAGATCGAGAACACCGGGCTGTACATCAAGAATCAGACGGTTCTCATCGAGGCACTGAAAAAGGAAGAGAAAGCCATCGCGGAGCGCCGGAAAGCGTATGAAGGCCAGCTTGAAAAGCTGAAAGCGTATCTCGGTGAATCGCTGGGCGGTGAAAAGTTTGAAACCGCGAAGGTGAATATTTTCTTCAAAAAAAATCCGCCGTCTGCGGAGATCATCGACGCAAGCAAGCTGACCAGCGAGTACATGCGCGAGATTCCGGCCAAGTACGAGCCGGACAAGACAAAAATCAAGGAAGCCTTGAAGGCCGGAAAGGCTGTCGATGGCGCAGAGCTGAGACAGACGGTGAGCTGCTATGTCAAGTAATTTGGCGCTATATATGGCCTATACGGGCAATGAATGGTCTCCGCGCCTGACAGGACGAGAAGCAAGCTGGGACACCCAGCAGGACGACGAGAACCCATTTTATGACATGATGGACAGGGAGTGATGAAGATGGCAGAAACACCGAAGATATTTAGCACGATCAATTCCGTTATGAGCGAACTCGGCGCGATTACAAAGAATAAGCGAAATCAGCAGCAGGGTTTTAGCTATCGCGGCGTTGACGACGTAATGAACGCGCTTAACCCGCTGATGGTCAAGAACAAGCTCTTCTGCGTCCCGAAGGTTTTGAGAAATGAGCGCGAGGAACGACAGACTTCCAGAGGGTCGAACCTCCTTTACAGCATTGTCACCATGGAGTACACGCTTTACGCGGAAGACGGAAGCAGCGTCAGCGCGGTCGTGATTGGCGAGGGAATGGACAGCGGAGACAAGGCAACAAACAAGGCAATGGCAATCGCATACAAGTACGCCATGTTCCAGATTTTCAGCATTCCGACGGAAGAAACAGCGCCGGACGCTGACAGAGACACACCGGAGGAAAGCGCGCCTGAGCCTGCGAAGCAGCCTGACACGGCGCAGAATGAGCCGCCTAAGCTGATCTGCATTGCCTGCAAAAAGGCGATTGCCGAGCTGAGAGACAATAGCGGAAACGTGCGCACGGCGCAGCAAGTCGCAGAATTTACGTACAGGGAAAGCGGCGCGCAGATGTGCTGGGATTGCTTCAAGCGCTGGAAGAACGGAGAAAACCTGTAAATAGATGGAAGGATGCGCCAATGAAACGGGAACAGTTCACATTTTACAGAAGCTATTACGAAGCGCTGAAAGACCTGCCGGAGAAGGAACGGGCTAAGGTTTTGTTCGCGATACTGGACTATGCACTGGACGAACAAACGCCGAACGAATTGACGGGTATATGCTCGGCGTGCTTTAAGCTGATTCGCCCAACGCTGGACAGCGGGCGAATCAAAGCGGCTAACAGAAAAAACAAAACGAAAACAAACGAAGAACAAAACGAAAACGAAACGGAAACGAAGCCGGAACAAAAGCGCAAGGAGAAAGAGGGAGAGAAAGAGGGGGAGTGTGAGAAAGAGAGAGAGGGAGAGAGTGAGTACGATAGTAGTAACCCCCAAACCCCCTTTGACCTGACGGACGACGAACTGCGGGAGATCCGGCAGGAACGGGCAGAGGTGGAAACGGCGGCGCGGCGTGTCGGGCTGCCTGCCTCTACGCTGGCCGATCAGGATTGCATGGACAGCCTGCGCGCGGAACACGGGGCGGACAATCTGCTCAAGGCCATCGGGAAGCTGCAAGGCGCGCCGGAAAAAAGCCGGAACTGGCGATACGTCGGCGGGATTCTGCGCAGGGAAAAGGCGGCGGGGTACAGCTGGAGGGACAAGCCGCCTGAGAATACGGCGAGAGAATCGCAGCAAGCGCTGACAAACAACCCCTTCGCGCTGCAATCGCTTAGACTGAGAGGGGATGAATGCGAATGACCTTTCAGGAGATGAGCGACATTTTGGCGATCATCAGCGCGGTCTACCCGCAGTTTCACGCCAAACTGAGCGCAAACGACGTCAAGGCGACAACCAACGCGTGGCTGGGCTTCTTCGCCGACGACGACGCAAGCCTTGTCGGCGACGCGGTGAAGGCTTTTATCGCCAACGACACCAAAGGATTCCCGCCGAGCATTGGGCAGATCCGGGAGAAGCTGGACACGATCAATCAGGCCGTGAACGGGTTTGAGCTGACGCCGCAAAGCGCATGGGGGCTGGTGAAACGGGCGATGAAGGACAGCGCCTACCACGCGGCAGAACGGTTTGCCGAGCTGCCGGAAGTGGTGCGGGAGGTTGTCGGTTCGCCGAGCCAGCTCCACGACTGGGCGGTCAGCGACGACGGCGTGAGCGAAAGCGTGCTTGCAAGCAACTTCCAGCGGAGTTATGCCGCGCGGGCGGAACAGCACAGAACCATTCGGCGCATGCCGGGCGACGTTCGGGCGCGGATTGAGCGCGACAGGCAGATGATCGCCGCCGGACAAACCGCGCTGAATCTGGAAGCCGGGCTGGACGAAATGGACGAATACGCCGCGAAACTGCGCGGGATGAGCAAAGAAGAGCGGCACAAGTATCTTCAGAGCATTGTGGTCAATTTTGATGATGAGGAGTGAAAGGATAATGGACAACGTAACGATTTTCCGCAAGGATGAGTTTGGCGCCGTGCGCGCCGTGACGCTGGAGGGCGAGCCGTGGTTTGTTGCGGCGGATGTGTGTAGGGCGCTGGGGATTGGCGATAGCAGGACGGCAACAGCACGGCTTGACGCAGACGAAAAGGGTGCGGTTTTAATCCGCACCCTTGGTGGCGAACAAAAGGTGACGATCATCAGCGAATCCGGCCTGTACGCGCTCGTCTTGAGCAGCCGCAAGCCCGAGGCCAAAGCCTTCAAGCGCTGGATTACCCACGAGGTCATCCCGAGCATCCGCAAAACCGGCGGCTACATAGCCGGTCAGGAGACGATGGACGACGACCAGCTGCTGGCAAACGCGCTGATGGTTGCGCAGCGGAAGATTGCCGAGCGGAACAAGCAGCTCGAAGCGGCGAACGAAAAGATCAAGGCCGACGCACCGAAGGTGCTGTTTGCGGAGACGGTGCAGAAAGCGGAAGGGGACATTCTCGTGCGTCAGCTGGCTCGGTTGATGAATCAGCGGGGATACGATATCGGAGAACGGAGACTGTACGAGATTCTGCGGCGCGACGGCTGGGTGATTAAGGCCAACGCCAAAGACCAGAACGCGCCGACGCAGAAGAGCGTTGACATGGGATTGATGCGGGTGATCGAGCGGACGATTGGAAGCGCCGAAAAAACGTTCCTCAGCACGACGACCGTCATCACGCCAAAGGGGCAGCTCTATTTTTTGAATAAATATGCACCGGAAAGCCCGGAAAGGAAAATTCCGCCTGTGCAGGAGGCTATGACGCCATGCTGACAGGAAGAAACATGATCGGGACGGAGACTTTTACAACGATTCCGCCGAAGGTATGCAAGACCTGCGGAAAGACTTTTTGCATCGCCAACCAAAAATACGCTTACAAGATCGCCAAACCGCACACGGGGACGGCGTTTGACTGGTATTGCAGCTATACCTGTTTCCGCGTGGCGCAGAAGCCGATAGAAGAAGCGCACAAAGCGCGCCGCGCAGAGATGGAACGCAGAGCGGCGGCGAGGGAGGAAAAGGCGCTGGAAGCCAAACGGCGGCGCGAAGAAGAGAAAGCGCGGCTCAAGACGCACAGGAAAGAGGCGGCGCGACAGCCCGCCAGCGCACAGGAGAAAGAAAACGTTGCGCAGATGATCGCGAGAATGAAGCGGGAATCTGAGCGGAGAAAGGGGCGTGCGCGTGAAAAAGCATGAAATTATTCGAGGGCTTGAATCAATTCAAGAGATGTCCGACAAGGAAATTGAATGCAATGCCCAATTTATCAGAGACGTTGCTTCGTCATGTTATGGATTATTTGGCTCCATGAACAAAATCGTTGTGGAAAATCAAAAAATGAGAAAAACGATCCTGAATCAGATTGGCAGAATTGCAAACCTTGAAAAAAATCAAAAATACGGAGAAAAAAAGAATGGCTGTGAATAAGGCAGTTTTGAAAAGCTATTTGGAGGTAACGAAATGAAGATTGATCGTATTTCTTTCATCGTGGCTTTGGCGAAAAGCGGGCTGACCGGAACACAACTTGCCGAACGCTCAGGCATTAGCCGTGGCACAGTTTCCGCTATCAAATGCGGGAAGTCGTGCTCTGAAGAAACCGCGTCCAAGCTGGCTGCTGCTCTGGGCGTTTCCGTGAATGAACTTACAGAAAAGAGGTAATACGGATGAACAAGGTTTTTCTGATCGGCAATCTGGTACGCGACCCCGAAGTGAGGGCGACGCAGAGCGGCATCTCGGTTTGTAATTTTACCGTCGCGGTGAATCGGCGGTTTAAGAAAGAAAACGGCGAGCAGGAAACGGATTTCCTGAACGTTATCGCGTGGCGGCAGCTGGCCGAGCTGTGCAGCAAGTATCTTGCCAAAGGGCGCAAAGTAGCCGTGACGGGAAGCATCCAGACCCGCACCTACGAGGCGAAGGACGGGAGCAAGCGGACGGCGTGGGACATCGTCGCCGACGAGGTGGAGTTCCTGTCGCCGCAGAACCAGCAGAGCAGCACACAGAGCGCGCCGGGGGCATACACGACGGCGGCGAGCAAAGACAGCGGGACAGCCTATGCGCCGCAACCGCACAATGATTTTGGCGGATTTACGCAGGTGGATGACGAAGAACTGCCGTTTTGATGGGAGGGAATAGCCGATGAAATGTAAATGGTACGCTGCGTTTGAAGGTGTCTGCATCAATGGCGAGTGTCCGTATCGCGGCGATGTGTGTCCGACAAGCGAGCACCAGGAGGCGTGCAAATATTACGAACAGGCGGAAAAAAAGCTGTCTGTGGAAGAGCTTGTGGAAGGGCTAAGAACGTGCGGCAAAGCTAATTTATGTCACGGATGCCCGGCATATAGCATTTCTGCGGAGAAGTGCGCAGCTGCATTGAAAGAACAAGCTGCCGACATGCTGGAAAAGCTGGCGGCGGAGAAGGACGAGAAGAAGCCGGAGTGGATCAGCGTCAAAGACAGGCCGCCGGAGAAAAAACATGAAGCATACCTTTGTAGTCTTAATAGCTGCTTGCTTTCGGGCGGCCAGTACATTGACGACATACGCGTATTTTATGGCGACGGGGAAATAGGGGAACGGCCCGGTCACTCACTGGATGACGCTGCCCAAACCGCCGAAGGAGGAAGAGCGATGAAAACGCCTGAAGAGATCAAGAAAGCCGTGAGTTTGTGCATTTTGTGTGAGAGATGCACGGATTGCCCGTATTGCGAGAGCGAGAGCGAGACGGGATGTATGTCCGCGCTGTGTGCTGACGCGCTCGCCTACATCGAGCAGCTAGAGAGTCGCTTCGAGCCGAAGAACCGCGTGCTGACGCTGGAAGAGCTGAAAGTCTATACTGGATTTTTATGGAAAGTCTATAATGGATTTGATTGCGAAGGAGCACCAGCGTTTGTAGAAAAGGGATTTATGTATGCTGGCAATGGAAATGTTGATTTGAGACAGGATATCTCTGATACGTATGGTAAAAACTGGCGCTGTTGGCTGCGCAAGCCGACGGAAGCAGAAAGGCGGGAAACGCCGTGGGAAGGTGATAGCCGTGAATGACGCGCCATGCCGCGACTGCGCGAGCCGCGAGGTCGGTTGTCACGCGGGATGCGAGAGATACAAGGCGTATGCCGACGGCAGGAAGCAAGCGCTGGAAAACCGCTACACGGCTTGCCTGGAAGGTACAAGCGCGAAGAGAAACCACGAGCGCTGGCTAGACCAGCAGAAAAGGAGGAAAAGGTGAAACTGCTTGCCATTGATCCGGGCACGACGCAAAGCGCGTACGTGATGCTGGACGAAAACTACCGGATTTTGAGCGCGGACAAAGTGGACAACGAAACCATGATTGCCATCATTGCCGACGCGCCGGGGGTGGATGTAGTTGTGATCGAGGACATGGAGCCGAGATACACCAGCGGGGACAGGAGCGCGGCGGGCGCGGTGATGGGAGCGAGCACCATTCAGACGATCAAGTGGATGGGACAATTTGGGCGACAGGCGGCGCTGCGGGGGCTTGCCGTGGACTGGATATTCCGCCGGGACGAGCGGTCGGCGCTCATCCCGACGAAGAAAAACGGGCTGCCGCCTCTGCCGCCGGGCACGCCTGCCCACGCAGACGGACAGATTCGCGCGTCGCTGATCCAGCGGTTCGCCCGCTACGACACGGCCACGGGGAAGGGAACGAAAAAAGAACCGGACGTATTTTACGGCTTTGCCGGGGACATGTGGCAGGCTATGGCGGTCGGCGTCACATGGCTGGACAAGAGGCGAAACGCAAAGGAGGCGGCGCAATGCGAGCCGACAAAAAGGACGCGAAAGCGTTGATTGACTGCTGGTTTGCGGCTTATGAGTATCGGGCAGAGCGCGAGCGATACGACAATCGCAACGCCAGACGCGCCGACATGGACGGGATGCCCAGACAGCACGGCGCGGCGCGGGGGCTGGACAGCGAGATCATCAAAGAGCAAAACGCGCAAGAAAAGCTGCATGAAAAGCAAGCGGATTTTCTGCACGCTCAACAGAAAGCGCTGCGGGCGCTGGACAGGATCATCATGTACCAGCCTCAACAGGGGGACTATATCAAGGGCATGCGGGCGTTTCTCAAGCTGTATTACATCGACGATATGCCGCTGAAAGCGGCGTGGAGGGAAGCGAACGTGACCGAAAGAACCGCGCGAAGATACAAATCGGAGATCATCCGAGCGGCGAACAGCCAAAAGAAACCCGGCTAAAAGCCGGGCTTTTTGGCGAATAAAGGGTTGACAGCCGAGGAAATGCAGCGTATAATGAAGATGTCTTGGAGGAAACTAACCTCCATGTGGGATTGAAATATTAAATTGTTCAACCGACATTCGTCGGAAGACAAAAAACGAGGGGAAAAATTTCCTCTCGTTTTTTTGTTGACAACCGTATACAGATGGTGTATAATCAAACTGTCTCGGAAGCAATGCTTCCGTGTGGGATTGAAATATTGTATTGTTCGATAGCTTTGCTAGTGAGCAAAAAAGGAGCGAGAGAATTTTTCTCCCGCTCTTTTTTTATTCGGAGATTTTATTTGTTGGCGCTTTCTTTTTTGCTTCCGAAACTATTCCGCTCGCGCCTCCTCGATCGCGGGCTCCAAGTCATGGCTGCCCAAGGCGTCGCACAACACGACGTCCTTGTTGCCGCAGCCGCGGCCGCAAGGGCAGGTGACATAATGGGCAATAACCTGCCCATTATGCACCAGATCGACAGGGACGGTTGTGCCGTCGCCGCAGTAGCCGTGGCCTTTCGGCTCGCCCCAAACGAGCGAATACCCTTTTTTCATTTTCAATTTCATGTTGTTTCCTCCCTTTCTGTTTTTTTATGGGGGTGACTACTTGTATTAATTATATCATTAACGTTACTCGGCGTAAACTAAAATCGAGTTTAGTTCGTCGCGAACGTTGCGCATATAATCACATGCGCTGTTATACTGATTGACGAGCCGCGGCAGTTCGGCGGCGCATTTTTGATAGTGCGCGGCCTGATCGCGGTAGTATGTCAACCGCTCTTCCATCTTTTCCGCTGTCAAGCGCGGGTTTTGAGCACTAGCTAGCTCAAAATACCAATGCCAGCGGTAGCCGGGAATCCGCTGCCCCTGCTCGTCGAGCTTCTCAATAAGCAGGGTTCGAGGGTGGCCGTTGCTGTAATCCCGGATATAGTAGGTTACAGCGTAACCGGCTCCAACGGCCTTCTGCACGGCTTCGACGCTTCGGCGGTCAAAGATACGACCGACCAGCCCAGAACGCGTCTTGATGGCCATCAGCAGCCGCCAGCCCTCTTGATGGTGAGCGGCGCGGCGCGCGAATGAAGACAGCGCGCTGTCAACCTCTTCCGCGCTGACGGGATAGAGGTGATCGGTGTTATAGCTGCTCATCGTCAGCACCCCCGAAGGTCGCCATGTGGCTCATTATTGGTACACAGGCCGCCAAGATGGCGGCGATCGCGGAAAAGAGAAACCAAAACATTTTAATGCCTCCTTGCTTACCCGTTGCCGGGGCTTTGTAGAGCGTCCGCAGGTCGGGCGCTCTGAAAACCTCGATCAGTGCGTCGTGTATACGACGGTTTTTCCGTCCAGCCTCCGGATTTGGAAGACTGCGCCGGGATAGGTGGCGGCGGCAAGGTCGAGCCACTTTTTGAGCGGTTCCAGATGCTCCGCGCGGTAGCGCGGGGCGTAAATCTTGCCTAGCCCGACGGTGCCGCGCGCTAGGTCGGTGAGCGCAAAGCGTTTTTCCCCCGCCGGACGGGAATAGACGAAGAAATCGAAGGAAAGGGCGTTTCCCATGCTTGCAGCCTCCTTTACTGAGCTAGTGTGTAGCGGTAAGAGCCGGCGACGCGCTCGCTGCCATACTTGGCGCGAATGTCGTCCATATCCTGACGGCGGCGGGAGTGGCCGCATGCGGCTTCTTCCGGCCGCCAGTACCACATACATTTTTTGGACGCCCAGCGATACCCGGCGGCCTTGAGCGCATCGCGGTGCTTGTAGGTGTCGCCGCCAACCCAGAGCCACGCGCCGCACAGCTCGATTTCAAGGCCATCCAGATGGATGATCTTATAGACGGCCTCACGGTAGGCGGTTGCCATGTCTTCGGCGTTGCGCGCCTGCTCGGCGGTGGCCTCGGTGCGCCCATCGGGGGCGACGCGGGAAAAGCGCTTGACCAGATCGTCATACTCGGCATTGATGGCCTTCATGGCCTCATCGCCCTGCTCCGGGTGCAGGTCTGGGTGATACTGCTTGGCAAGTTCGCGGTAACGGGCTTTCAACGCTTGCAGATCGGCGCAGCCTGCAAAGTAACGGATCGTCATATCAATCAGCCTTCCTTCTTCGCGTCGTGGCGCTCGATGTAGCGCACCGCGCACTCGTAGAGATAGGAGCAGCGCCAGCCCTCCGCCGTGTGGAGGGGGCAACGGTCGCATGAGCCGCAACGCTCATAGGCGGCAATGATGGCTTTGGCTTGCTCAAGAGAGCGGATGTAATAGGTAGACATATGATTCTCCTTTTCTGCCGCCTGTCGGCGGCTGTCGCGGCTCTTGGCCGCTGTCCTTTTGATGGTCATAGTATATCCGTAGACGGATAGAAACACAATACCGGAATATTCCACAAATATCAGTCTACGGATATGCGGGATAATTGTGCAACTTGTATATATTGACGGATATTTGCCCGATGTGGTATGATATGAGCATCACAATATGAGAGGGGAGCGGGAATAATATGCCGATATCGGACGCGCAAAAGCGCGCTGCGGTCGCTTACAATCGGCGGCGCGATAGTATCACTATACGCCCTTCAAAGGACGACGGCGGCGCGGTACGGGCTGCCGCTGCTGCTGCTGGTCAGCCTGTGCAGGTCTACATCTTGCAAGCCTGTCAAGAGCGCATGCAGCGCGACGGCTTCACGCCTCCAGCGGCCACAACTGCCGGAGACGTAACCCCATAAGATGAGACAACCCCGACGGGCAGACGCTCGCCGGGGCTTTTTGTTCGCTTCGATCCGCTCCCCCTTGCGCAAGTCTGTCATAGTCTGTCAGGGTGTGACACCTTGTGGCATGCTTGACAATATGATATTGTATAATCGTCCTCGACGACGGGGACGAGGTCGCGGACTTCGTCCACGCGTCCGACGGGCGATTATACGGACGTTTGACCCTTGAGCGGCTGTACGGCGGGACACTGTGCGGTCGCTTCTTATTATTATTCGCGATTTTGGACAAGCCGTGCGGCACGCGACGCGCTCAGGCGGAGACCAGCAGGCAGGAGGACGACGCGACGCGCGGAGGCTTCACCTCTCGGCGATCTGCGCAGGGGCTGGGGGAGGGCGCACACGCTGCGCACCTACGGCGATGCGGGGCGTGCATGCCGACGCGGGGCGTACATGTAATGAGGCGGAGCGCATTGCGGGAGATTATGCCGCAGATTATGACGCGGAGAGCGCAAGAGAGCCGGGAAACCTATATATTGTTGAGATTTCATGCCGATAGATTGCGGGATTATAACCCACAACGGCGCGGCAAGGGGTGTTTTCCTCTCTGCGTTTGCGTGCGCGCGCGAGGGAGCGGATTTTGAAACCAGATTTCGGAAAAGGCCACCCCCTACCCCGAATTGACCACCTACGCGCGGGGCTTTACGCGATTTCATATGCCTCCCCGCCCTGCGGTCGTGTCCCCACCGTGGCAAAACAGAAAGCAGAATCAGAAACGAATCAAAAACATCTGAAAAAAATTCTGAGACAGAGCAATGTTTCAGAATTTTTTTATATCCAAGGGAACAATAGAAAAAAGGAGGCTTATGAATGGCTAAGAAAAAGGCGAGAACGCCGCCGAATGGTCAGAAGATCACAGACGAGCAGTGCATCGAGGTCGTGCGACGCTATGTGGATGAAGGCGAATCGGTCACGGAGCTTGCGGAAGCGTACGGCGTCAGCCGAACAGCGATTTACAACGCACTGCACAGGGCAGAGTTTGCAGACAGGATGAAGGAGCTGCGGGAGGCGCGGCTTGCCACGGCTCAACTGAGAATCCTTGAACAAGCGGAAAAGGCACTGGATCGCAACGAAGACATTCTCAACACGGAATACGATCCTGCGTATCAGTACCTGTGGCAGAACGCGAGCCGGGATGTGCTTGACCGGGCGGGAATCAAAGCGCCGAAGGAGGACAAGCAGGATATCAGCATTTCGTTTGCGGGCGGCGGGTTTGAAGTGAACATGCCAGAGGACAAGGACGAATGAGCCAGATTGTGTTTGACTATCGGCCTACGCCCAAACAGAAAGCGTTTCACGCGAGCAGAAGCAACGAGGTTCTGTATGGAGGCGCGGCGGGCGGCGGCAAGAGCTACGCCATCTGCTGGGACGCGTTCATTCGCTGCCTGAAATATCCGGGCACGAGCGCATATCTGTTCAGACGCACTTTCCCGGAATTGGAGCAGACGCTCATCAAAACCATGCGGTCGATTGTGCCGGAAGAGCTGGGCAAATACTACGCAGGCAATCATGAGATTCAGTTTGTCAACGGGAGCGTGGCGCGGTTTTGCCATCTGAGCGACGAGGGCGACACGCTCAAGTATCAAGGCTCACAGATTCAGTGGTTGTACTTCGACGAGCTGACGCATTTTTCCGAAGGCATGTACAACTACATCAAGACGCGCGTGCGCGCGCCCGTAAATTTAAAGGTGAAGCCCTGCGTGCGGTGCGCCAGCAACCCCGGCGGTCCGGGACACGGCTGGGTAAAAGCGCGGTTTGTTGACTCGACGGACGTTGGACAGCACACAGTTGTCAAAGATACGGAAATCATGGGCAAAGACGGCAAGATGAAAACCAAGAAATCGATTTGCGAATACATCCCGGCGACGGTGTATGACAACCCGCATATCGATGAGATGTATATCGTTGAACTGCAAAACAAGCCCGCCAAACTGCGCGATGCGCTCCTTTATGGCAAGTGGGAAGCTTTCGAGGGGCAGGCATTCCCTGAGTTCACCAACGACCCGGCGCATTATGCGGACGGGCAGCACACGCACGTCATCGAGCCGTTTGACATTCCGCTCAACTGGACGCGGTACGTCAGCTTTGACCACGGCTTTTCAAGGCCGTTTTCGCTGGGCGCATGGGCGGTTGACCCGGATGGGCGGGTGTATCGCTACAAGGAGCTGTACGGATGCAAGCCGGGCGAGGCAAACGTCGGCCTGATGATTTCCCCGACAGAGATTGCAAACCGTATGGCAGAGTGGCTTGAACCGGAGTTTAGGGAAGGCATTCACATCACGGGCATTGCGGATCCGGCGATCTGGGATGAGAGCCGGGGACAGAGCGTGGAGGAACTGATGCGGCGGACGTTTTCCGGCGTGATCTTCCGCAAGGGCGACAACACGCGCATGGCGGGCAAGATGCAGCTACATGAACGGTTTCGTTTTGGTGAAGACGGCAGGCCGATGATGTATGTATTCAACACTTGCAAAGATTTTATTCGCACGATTCCGACGCTGTGTTACGACGACCATAAGGTTGAGGATATCGACACGGCGGGCGAAGACCATATCTACGACGAAACGCGGTATTTCCTGATGAGCCGTCCGCTTGCGCCAAAGCTCATTGTTCCGGCCAAACAGAAGCTGGCATGGAATCCGCTTGACTGATGAAGGAGGAAACATGGGGAAAAGGAAGAGGGATTCTCCGCCGGGAGATATCCGCATGGAGCAGAGGCTCGCGGCAGGCGATCAGCCGCTCACAGAGCAGCAGAAGGCGCTTACCAGGCGCGCCTATTCGCTGTTCAGAGAGTTTGTCAGAGAGCTGCGGGAAGCGCATGACGAAATGCGGGAGGCACGGGAAATGCGCCAGCTCAGCCAGAGAGAGCGTAGCATGACCGCGCCGCCGAGCAATGCGCTGAACTCGTGTATCGACAACGTGATTGCCGATCAGATCGACAACATGCCGGAAGCGCTGATGCTGCCGGAACGAGAAGCCACGGCTAACAGCGCCGACGAAATGAGCGACGTGGTGAGCTTTGTACTCTATCAGTCTGCGTGGCCGGACGTGTACCAGATCATCATGGAGGATGCGGCTGTGACGGGAACGGGCATTGCGCAGGTGTTTTGGGACGACGACGCGGACGACGGAAACGGCATGGTTTCCGTGCAGGCGTGGCACCCGGAAGACTTTTACCCCGACCCGACGCAGGAAAACATTCAGGATGGGCGCGCGTGCTTCAAGGTGACCCATACCAGCGTGGCATGGGTGGAAGAACATTACCCGCATGCGCGAGGGTATGTGCATGGCGATCACGCAGAGGATGCGCAGGAGATCGACGCGCAGCACATCACGGACGGCGACGAAAAGACAACGCTCATCGAGTTCTGGTATCGCAGATACGACGCGCAGACGCGGAGAAACAGGGTGCATATGGCTCAGCTGGCGGGCGGAGCGTTGCTGTACAGCACAGAGCTTGCATATGGCGGCGCCAAGGAGAACGACTATCCGGACGGCGTATATGCGCACGGAGAATACCCGTTTGTGCTTTACAAATACCGGACAGTGTGGCGCAAGCCGTTCGGCACGGGGCTGGTGCACGATTACAGGGATACGCAGACGGCCATTGACCGACTGATTAAATATATCGACGACAACGCCCGCGAAAGCAGCGTACAGCGTCACTTTATCCGCAAAGGGAGCGGCGTGAACCCAAGCGATGTGGCCGACATGCGCAAGACCATCATCGAGTGGGAAGGAAACGACGTGCGCGAGGCGATGCAGACGGTGCAGGCCAATCCGATTAACGGGCAGGTATTCACGACGCTTGATTATCTGGTCAACACCATGAAGCAGGACAGCGGACAGAACCAGTTTTCGCGCGGCGAAGGCGGTTTGGGCGTGACGGCGGCGAGCGCGATTCAGGCTTTGCAGGAAGCGGGAGGCAAGACGACGCGCCTGCATACGGAGCGATTCAAAAACGCTTTCCGCAAGATGGTAGAGCAGATTCTATGGGTGCTCTCGGACTATCTGGACGCGGAGAGGAAAATCAGGATTGTCGGCGGCTGGGACAGCAGCGGCAACATGAAAGACCGGATAGTCGAGCTGATTGCCCCCAGCAGGAACGGCGGGAAGCTGCCCAAGCCCGCGTACACGGTGCGCGTTCAGGTGCAGAAGAACAACCCGCTGCAAATTCAGGCGGACAACGAATTCCTGATGCAGGTATCGCAGATTTGCGGGCAGGCCGGACAGGCGCTTCCGCCGGAATCGGTCATCAGCCTGATGGAAGGATACCGCACGAAAGCAAGCGTGCTCAAAATGGTACAGGCGAACAGCCAGACGCAAGCCATGATTGCCCAGCTTCAGCAGCAGCTTGAACAGGCGATGGCGCAGAATCAGGGCATGCAGGCGGTGATCAACGAATACCGAAAGGCGGACGCAACGCCCGCCGAGATTGAACAGAAGCGGCAAAACGCGGATTACAGCGGGCTTCTTCAAGACAACGATTCTCAGGAAGAATGACAACGCGGAAAGGCGCGATAAGGAGAACACATGAACGAATTGGAAAATGCGGTCGAAATGATGAACGATACGCCTGCGGACGACGCGCAGGAAGTGACGGTTGACGAACTGGTTGAAACGCTGACTGCGGCAGAATCGGAAACGAACGAAACGGCCGAACATGAGGGCGACGGCGGCCCCGAAACGAAGGATCAGCAGCAGGGAGAACCGGAAGACAACAAGGACAAATTCGGCAGACGGATTGCGTCCGCACTGGCCAACCAGAAGCGCGGTTTCCAGAAGGATCTGGATTTTTCCGCAAGGGTGAGAGGCGCTGCGGGCGATCTGAACGACGAGGAAATCGCAAATGCGCTGCGGGCATACCGCGCGCAGAAGATTTCGAGCGCCGACAGCGACATCAGCCCCAAGGCCGCGCAGAAGATTGTCGAAGCGCAGGAAAAGGCGGCGGCATCGCAGATTGACGAGCGCAAAGCGCGGATTACCGAGCAGCTGAACATGTTGATTGAAGACGGATGGACAACTGGCGAAATGCAGGCTTTTTGCAGCGACGCCGAAGTCGCGCGTCAGGTCAACAGCGGCGTGAGCATCCGCAGGGCGGCAAAGGCTTATTTGCAGCGCGTCAGCGGCGAATCGGAATCCGGCGGCACAACCCACAAGCGCGGCGTGCCGACGGCCAGAACGGCCGGAAGCGGCCGCGTGACGGGCGAAAACCCGATTGAAAACATGACGGACGAAGAGTTTGCCCGTTTTTCTGACAGGGCGCAGAAAATGATGATGGAGGGCAAGCAAGTCAGAATCTAAGGAGGATTCTTTATGGCGAACACCTATACCAATACGAATACGAACATGACGACCAGTTCCGGTCTGACACCAGGCATGCAGACCTACTACAACAGGGAGCTGCTGCGGACGTTTGAACCGAATCTGGTTCACTTGCAGTTTGGCGACGAGTACCGCATGCCCGCGAACAGCGGCGTGGTGATGAACATGCGCAAACTGATTCCCATCGATGCAAAGACCACGGCGCTTGAAGAGGGCAATCCGGGCGAGGGCAAGATGCTTGCCGAAGTTGCGGTGACGACCGAAATCAAGCAGTATGGCGACTATGCGCTGTGCAGCGACTGGCTGGACATGGTGCATCTTGACATGAACATCATGCGCCGCACGAAGCTCTTCGGCGACGCGGGCGCGCGAAGCGTTGACGCGATGGTGCGCGACGAACTGGCGACCTGTACCAACGTCATCTATGCCAACGGAAAGACTACCCGCGCCACCCTGACACCGACGGACAAGCTGACGAGCAAGGAAATCCGCAAGGCGGTGAAAACGCTCAAGAAGAACCACGCGCAGACGTTTAACGGCTATTACATCGCCATCGTCGGTCCGGATACCACCTACGACTTGCAGGAAGACGACGCGTGGGTGAAGGTCAGCCAGTATCAGGACAAGGAGAACATCTACACGGGCGAGGTCGGCCGCCTGTTCGGCGTGCGCTTTGTGGAGAGCACGGAAGCCAAGATCTTCGAGGACGCGGGCGCGAGCAGCGCGGACGTGGCAAGCGTCATCGTTCTGGGTCAATACGCCTACGGCATCACCAGCCTCAAGGGTGCTAATCCGCGCATCATCGCCAAGAATCCGGGCAGCGCAGGCACGAGCGACCCGCTTGACCAGATTTCTTCCGTCGGCTGGAAGCTGGACGGCTTTGCGGCCAAGCTGTTGCAGCCGGAGTTTGCCGTACGCATCGAGTGCGGCTTTACGGCCTGATTTACGCGGGCGGGACAGAAAGCCCGTCCGCTTTTTTTCTTGATTTTGAAAGGAGAACAACAAAATGGCAATCATGAATACGACTAAATCCATGAAGATGGCGAGTTCCGTCTTGAAGGAAAAATGCGAAGCGACCAAAACCAACATGAAACGTCGAATGGCGGCGGCGGGTTGCAAGACCTACGAGACCGTCAAGACCATGATTCCGCTCATTCCGGGAAGCGGCGACGACGTGGTTTTTGTTGGCCTGAACGGATCGAAATTTTATTTCATGCGCGGCGAGACGGTGGATATGCCCGAACCGCTTTTCAACGTACTGCATGACAGCAAAGTGATTTAAGGAGGTGCGCAGCCCATGACGCTTTCACAGATCATCGCGCAGGCGCTTCGCCAGTTGGACGAAGACGCGGAGGACGTGAGCGAATACGAAGAGAGTTTCAGGGTGTATGCGAACATGGGCTACGACATCGCGGTTCGCGAATACCTGAAACCGAGGCGGATTTTTTACACCGAGGTGGACGAGGAAGGAAACGCGCCCGTGCCGGGGCTGACGGTTGTGCGGGTCATCGAACTGCGGGACAAAAACGGGTTTGACATTGGCTTTGACCTTGACCCGTGCGGGCGCTGCTTTCACGTCTGGCGGGACGATCTGGCGGGGCAGACGCTACGGGCGGTCTGCGAGGTGGCGTTTTACCCGCTGGAAGACGGAAATGACGAACCGCAGCTGCCGGAATACGCGCATGCGGCGCTGGCGGACTACATCTGCTATCGGCACCTGTCCAGCGGCAATCTGGCCAAGCAGAGCCGGGCGCAGTTCTATCAGACCAGCTTTTACCAGGCGATGCAGCGGATTCGGCCGGAAGGCATGGGGAGCGTGACGAGGTTCAGGAACCTGTATGAGGTGACGGACGCGAGGTATTGCAGATGAGCATTTCAGACAGCGACTATCAGGGGCGATTCACGATTCCCACGCCGAAAGGGGTTTATCAGGCGGCGGGCGACACGAACATCAACACGGACTACGCGTACCGGGCGGAGAACATCCGCACGGAGCGGGGGCTTTTGGCTTCCAGCTACGGCACGAGCCGCGCGTTTCCATCGCTGGGCGCGCCCATCGAGACGCTGGCGCGGTTTTACCGCAGAACCCGGCCGGACGACGCGGACGTATATGTGGCGGCGGCAGGCGGCGCGATTTACACCTACACGATGGGAACGGAAGGCTGGGTGAAGCGCAGCGAGGGATACAAGAGCGACGTATGGTCGTTTGTGACCTACGAGGCCGTGGAGGGCGGCGCGACGGTGGACATTCTGATTCTTTCCAACGAAAAGGACGGGATGATTGCGGTCTACGGAAGCGACCTTCGGGTAGAGCGCAAGACGCTGACGCTCGGCGAGAACTACGAAAACGTGAAATTCGCCAAGCTGGGGCGGCACGCGGAGCGCATTTGGGGCGTGGGCGCGGAGGGATACCCGGACAGCATCTTCTATTCGCGCCCCTACGACCCGTTCACATGGACGGACGTGCCGGAAACGCCGGAGATCGGCGGCGGGGTGATCAATCAGCCGACGTGGGACGGGGACAAGTTCATTTCGCTGGAACCCTTCGGCGGGTATCTGCTGGCGGTGAAACAGCGGACGATCTTTGAGATCCGCGGTACAGACCCCGGCAGTTTTACGATCACGGAGGCCTACGGCACGGACGGCCCGGTGGAGGAAAAGAGCATTCAGACGGACAGGACGAGCATGTTTTACCTGACGCAGAGCGGCATCGGCCTTTACGACGGAAGCACGCTGCGGATGCTCAGCCGCGACGCGCTGTATGAGACGATGCGCATGCGGATGGACGGGATGGACGGCACGGCGAGAAGCTGCGTGAACGAGCACATCTACTATCTGGCGCTGTGCGTGAAGGAAAAAGAAGGCGACGTGCTGAGCGAAAACAACACGGTGATCGAGTACGACACGGAGCGCGGGACGTTCATGATTCGCAAGGGCATGCGCGTCAAGGACTTTTTCGCCGTCGGCGGGAAGGTGTATTTCACGCAGGCCGACGCGCCGTATGAGGTGCTCTCCTACGGCGACCCGGACAGCGGGAGCTATCTGGGCGTGCCGATGGAAAGCCTGTGGGAAACGCCGTGGCTCGATCTGGGCAAGGCCTACATGAAGCGGGACTTTGTGCTGCGCCTGACCGCCGACGCGGACGCGGACGACGTGCCGCTTGAGGTGACGATCCTCACCGAAAGGCGGGAGAAGACGCGCGTCGTGCTGCTCAAAAAGCGGCGGACGGATTACCGGGTGAAGATTCAGGTGAGCGGCGTGCGGATGAAGCTGAAACTGCACAGCCACGCCAAGGCGGCGGGATGGCGGATCTATGGAGGGGTGCAGGTGGAATATTCGCTGGATGAGGTGTAAACATGGCATTTAAGCAGCCGAGGGTTCCGCAGGAGACAGGCGGGACGCTGGCGGGGTACGTGAAGAACATCGCGCTGTTTCTGCGCGATTTCTGTACGGCCAGCTGGAACGCGGACAGGCTCAAGGACGCGGAAATCGAGAAGATCAAAAAGCGTTTAGACGCGCTGGAAGGGAAGTGAGAACATGGCGCTGAGGGTATCTTCGATCACGGAGACGGATACAAGCTCGAAATCGGACAGCAAAAGCAAAGAGCACAGCCAAAGCCAGAGCAGGAGCGACAGCCAGAGCACAACCAAAAAGCTGCTGGACAGCGACCTGATGAACCAGATTCTCGGCGGTCTGGTGCGCAACATGACCGATGAGGAAATCAACCAGTTTGCGGAAAACCTGCTGCGGCCGCAGCTCAACGCGGCGCTGGAGGAAAGCCGGCAGAACTACGAAACCACGAAGCTGAGCAAGGAGCAGGAACTTGAAAACCTTGCGGCCAGCCTGACGCGCGCCATCGACGAGCAGAACACGGCGTACAGAAAGAGCGCCGCGAACGTCGAAACGGCGGCGCTCAGCCGCGGCATGGGCAGAAGCAGCTACACGCTGCAAACGCTGGCCAACCAGGGCGACGCGCTGGCCAAGGCGGTGCAGCAGCTGACGGACGAGAACACGCGGCAGAGCGGGCAGATTCAGAAGCAGATCACCCAGGCCGCCCAGCAGAACAGCCAGACGCAGGGACGATTGAACACGGATTTCGCCAGTCAGCTGGCGGCGAAGGTGCAGGAACTGAAAGAAAACCAGCGCAAGGAATGGAACAGCAACTACCTGACGGCGATTTCTGCGGCGATGGGCCAGCAGACGACAGGCAGCCAGCAGACCAGCGGCACGACCGACACGACGGGCGAACAGCACACCGAGGGGTCGGGCCACTCGACGAGCGTCACCTATACCAACAGGGGCGGCGGCAGATCCAAAACATACGGTCAGACGCGATAAAGCACAGGAGGGCAGAATATGGCACGATTGGGACTGGGCAGAAAGAGAGAAGAGGAAGAACAGGCGCGGCAGGCGATGAGCGAGCAGGAAGCCGCCGTCGTCGAAGAGCGCGACTACGCAAAAAACACGGCGGCGGCGATGCAGGCGACGAAGCACCACGTCGTAGCCGAGCACCCGACGAACCCGTTTGGGCAGACGGCGAAAAAGACGGACGCGCAGATCATCGCGGACTATGACGCGGAAATGGCGGCGCGGGACGGCATGGCGCCGGGCAACCCGAAAGCGGATACAGGCTACAACGATATCAGCGTCGATTTCTCTTCGATCAAGAGCAACGAACAGGCGGCCTATTTTGCCTCCACGCTTCGCGACGAACCGACAAAAATAGAGTTTTTCGGAGACTGGGCGAAATACAGTGGACAGGATGTCGAGACGGTGCTCTCCGGCGCGGAAGATCTGCTGGGCGCGCGCCTGTTTGCGCAGCCCGTCAGCGAGACGGGGAAGAACAAGGCCACGGTCAATTCCGCCATGCAGACGATTTCCTCCGGGCTGTTTATGGACGCGGACGGAAACGACGTTGACCTGCGCGGCGCAAGCCTGCCGATGGTCATTCAATCCATTCGTACAGACCCGAACAGCACGGGCCGAAAAGAAAAAGTCAAGGCGCTGTATACGCTGACGCAGACGCCCGGAAACCGTTTTTACGGCATGACGTTTGACGAGGACACCGCCAATACGTTTCTGGGCGGTGCGGGCTTCGACGAGGACAGCTACAACGACGCCGTAAAGGAATACGACAAAGCCTTTTACGCAGAGAGCGGGCACGACGAGGACAACGTGCTGGCGTATCTGGAAAGGGTAAGCGAAATCCAGAACCCGGATGATTACGGCAACACTTATTCCACGCGTGAGAAGCGCTATCTGCGGGCGGCACTGGATGACGCTTATGAAAAGACGACAGGCCGCAAAGCGCCGACGGACGACGATATTGCCGCTTATAATCAGCAGGTGCAAATCGACAAGTCGGAAGGCAAGCCGACATCCGGCATTGCGGCGTTTTTCTTCGGCGACGAGCAGAGGAAGAACGAAAAGAAGAACGGCGGAAGCCCTGCGGTTTCGGACGAGAACACGCAGCAGCAGGACAGCCAGACGCGCGGCGAGGCCATGCAGGCGCAGTTCGGCGGCGAAGCGAACGGCGGCAACGTCGATCTGACCCATCGCCCGCAGGTGAGCTATGAAACGATGAAGGCGGCGGGCTGGGGCGACTACACCGAGCCGGGCGGCGTTTCCACCGTGCTGACGACCGGATACGGCGCGCCGGAAGACGGCTTCATGGCGCAGATGACGCCGATTCGGGAAGACGGCAGCGTGCTGACCCCGGAAGAGCTGGACGCGTATTATGACCGCGTGGCCGAGGCGGTGAAGGGCGGCAAGAGCGTTGCAGAGGCCGACCCGGATCATCTGGTGCTGGCCTCAAAGCAGGGCACGCCGAAGGAGTTGGAGGAACAGAAGCAATGGCTTGACGAATACGGCGAAGCGCTGCATGAAGCGCAGGCGGCCTATTACGACGAAGCGCCCAAAGAGGTTCAAGGCCCTGTTTGGCAAAAGGAGATGACCCCGGAAGAGAAGATCGTCTCTCAGGGAGGGATGAGCTTTGAACAGTGGGTCAGCAAGCAGGCACAGGAACCCAGCGTGGAAGACCAGACCGCCGCGCAGGTGGAAGCGAAGGCGAGCGAAAGGGAATCCGTACAGACGCCCGGCGAAGCGATGACGCTTTATCTCAAAGGCGAAGCGCTGACGGACGACGAAAAGGAGATGCTTTCTCCTTATCTTGACAGCAATGCAGGGAAAGCGCTATTGGGAATTGCGATCAATGGAGATGCTCCGCAAACATACGAAACCATCAGATCGACAGTCGGAAGCACGATTGACGGCGCGCTTGGCGTGCTGAAAAGCGGTGTGCTGGACGACCAGACAACAGCAACGGGTTATCTGGCACTGGTTCAGCTGATGAACGAGGCAGACAGCGCCATTGAAAACGGTGATTTTTCTCCATCGCCTTTGAGAAATCAGTACAATGATTACATCATGTCGCATGAAGATGCGAAAGCGGTCATTAACAGCATCGACGAAGCGCAGAAATATGTGATCGAACAGCAAAAGGCAGAGATTGACGCTCAAAAGCAGGCAGACGAAGAAGCGCTGAAAGAAAGCGTTCAGCGCGTGACGGCCGGAAGCGCGACCGAAGAGGACATGCAGCGCGTCGCCGATGCCAAAATCTACGGCAGCAGCGCCAAGCGGATGGACACGACCTATCAAACGCTGCGGACACAGCTCAATACCGCCTACTTTCAGGAAGCAGGCGAATATTGGAATCAGGACAGCGCGCCTGCATCCGAGGGGTTGGAAGGGCAGAAAAGAGACCTGTTCCGGCGGGAAGTGACCTATCAGGCCAACGAACTGCTGAACGAATACGCGGATGTGGCCAACGGGCTGGGCATGACCACAGAGGAATACCTGAGCAAGTGCGGCATTGAAAGCCTTGACCAGCTGGAAGACATGGCGTACAGCCGCATGGTGAGACAGGGCAGCGAATTTCTGAACAACCCCGTCGCGCAGGAAGGACTTGCGCAGGACGACGGCGCGACGATCGGGCTTCTCCCCGCAGTCGGCGCGGGCGTGGGCGGCGGCGCAGTCTCCTATGTGGACAGCTTCGCAAGCGCTGTGTACAACGCGGTGGATGTGGCGACCTATGAAGCGAACCGCAACGAAATCATGAACAGCTACAACGGCGAATACGGCGTGAACGGGCGCGCCATCTACCGTGAACAGCTCACGCAATACGCGGACAGCGGCCTTTTGAGCGAAGAGCAGAGCGCGGCGCTCAAGGCCGATATCGCACGGGCAAAAGACATTTACGATGTGGGCTATAAGATTGACGCGGGCTGGCTGGGAAACGGATATCGCGCTTTCACAAGCGCCCTGGACAACATTCAGCGGAGTGCCCAGGACTTCGCGGCGCTGGGCAACGCGTTTGAACAGAAAGCTTTCAATTATGCGTGGAGCGCCGGATACAGCGCGGCCGGCATGGCGACAGCCGGAGCGGCAGGCGCGCTGGGCGCTGGCGGGCTGGCTTCGTCCGCGCTGGCTTACGGTACGACGACATGGAACGAAAGCTTTGAAGAAAATCGGAAAAACGGCCTGAGCAAACAGGTTTCTGCGGCGCTGGCGGTTGGACCCGCTGTCATCAGCACGGTGGTCAACAAAGGCGAGGCCGTCAACGAGGGAAATCTGTATGGCGGGCGCAGTCTGCTTGAAATGGAGCTGGCCGGGCTGGACGCTTCCAAAGTGGCGACATTTTGGGGAAAGGCCAGACTTTACGCCAAAGACCTTGCGAAAACGGCCGTGAGCGAAGGCAAGGAAGAGGTTGAAGAAAGCCTTCTGACCGACTTGTACAACTCGGCCATGTATCCGGTGGCGCAGAAGATCAACAACGGGCAGAAACCGCAGTTTTCCGACGTTCTCGGCGGACTGACGAGCCTTGACCCTGCGCAAATGCTGGCCGACGGCGCGAACAGCTTTGTCGGCGGCGCGGCGGGCAGCATTATTTTCAGCCTGTCCGGCCATATGGGGCTTGCCATTCGGCGCAAATTGCCTGGATATACGCCGCCCTGCATCACGATCAGCGAAAAGATGCTGAACGGAGAGGCGGACGTGACGGTTGAGAACATCGCGAAAGTCACGGAAAACCTCGCGCAGGAACTTGAAAAACCGGAGGTTGCGCAGGCCGTCAACGAGGCCGCACAGCAGGCGCAGGACGCGCAGAATACGGTTGCGGCGGCCATGGCAGGCGTGGGCGCGCAGAACTTTGAAGAAGGAAACAAACAGACCGACATGCAGCAAACCGCTCAGACGAAAGCGGAAGCCGCTCAGCAGGCGGCGGACGCGGCTAAGACGCAGTTTGAATCGTATGCAGATGCCGTCATGAACGGAGATTTGGAAAAGATCAAAGAGATGCAGGCGGCGCGCGTGCGCATGAGCGAAAACCAGAAAACGGCGAACGAATACAGAGAGACAGCGGAAAAACACCGGCAGGCGGCCAGGGAAGCCTATGAAAAAGGACTGAACGAAGCGAAAACGCGCGGCGCGCAGATCAGTCAGGAAGAAAACCAGCAAAACACGGACAGATGGGTGGCGGAAATGGAGACGATGACGCAAATCGCCGACATTGACGCCGAAATCGAAACGATGAACGCCAGCTATGCCGAAGCGGAAACGCAGGGATATGACGAAAGCGTTATGCAGGGCATCGACGAGAGACTGCACGAGCTGAGAAGAAAGAGAAACGAGATTGCAGAGCCGGGGCTTGAAGAAGCCAAAGCGACACGCCTCTCTCTTGAACAGGCGCTCAGCCAAAGCGAAGAACTGGGGCTTGACGCGGACACAAAGGCCGCGATTGAAAACCAGCTCAAACTGGCGCAGGCCAAAGAAAGGATTTATCAGCAAAGCGGAAGCGACTGGGCGCTGGAAGAGGAACTTTATCCAGGCGAAACCGGACGGAATGAGCAGCAGAAGACGAGCCGACAAACGCAGAACTATCTGAATCCGGAAGCGGAGGTTCAGCTCACCGGAACACAGGATATGAACGACGCAACCGTGCAGACGGAAGAAGCGCGCGCTGCGGACGGCGGAAGGCCCGGACAGGTTGTGGCGGACACGACGTTTGAGGAGCAGTATGCGCCGGAGATTCGGCAGATGGACGAGATTGTCAAGGCCGGACGGGCGGCACAGGAACTTGCGCAGGCGTTGAAAGACGGAAAGCCCGTCAGTCAAAAGCGGATCGATGCCGTGCAGGAACAGGCAAGCGAGGGTCTTTCCGGATTGAGCGACGACGCACTGAATGTGTTTGCATCTGAAATCGACAACGTTATGAATCAGCTTGGAGAGCTGAGCCTTGAAACGGATAACGCCAAAGCCAGAGACGAGGCCAACGCGGCGGCTGATATGAACGCCTATCTGACTCAAAGCATGGACAAGGTGAACGCTCAAAGAACATATGACGCGCTGACCCCTGTCGCCAACGATTTGAGAACGAAAAAGGTCTATGTCAATCCCGCTCAGAAGAGTGAAATCCTCCGTATGACCGGGTTTAAGTCGCTTCCGCAGGTCAACCGGGCATACGCCATGAACCTGACCGAGAACGCGCGCGGCGCGGCGCCGCTTGACGGACATTTTTATGTCGAGCTGGCACAGCAAAGCGGCGGCTACATGAACGAAGCCAGCCTGCATCCGGAAGAAGATATCATGAACGCGATGATGGCGAGACGAAAGGCCTACCGCGACATGAGAACCCCGGTTGAGAAACCTCAGGATCGGGCGCAGATCCGCCGGGCGGCAAAGGGCGTCATGGAGGGCGATGTCGGCAAGAACGCAGGAGGCGAACAGAAACGGACGTACCGTGGGGTTGAGGTCGAACAGGCGGAAGGGAAGAGCAAGCCGACCGGAAGCAATTACGGCGAGAATATCTATTCCGCGACAAAGCGATTTGCCAAAGCTCTTGGCGTTGGAATCAAGCTGGGAGACAGCCGTGTGCCGGATGGGGCGAGCGGATATTACCAAAGCCGTGTGGGTTACGCGGGCGTTGACGCAAGGAGCGCGTCGCGGGTGGATGTGGTCATCCATGAGATCGGTCACGCGCTGAGCGAAAAGCTCGGACTTGCCGGAACGCCGGAAATGGTCGCCGCGCTGAAAGCCGAAAACGCGTCGTGGGCGAAAAACTATACGGATGCGGAGATGGCAGGAGAGGCGATGGCGGAATACGTCTGGCGGCGTGTGCTGAGCGACGAGCAGGGCAGAAGATTCGCGGGCGATGCGTTTACCGACACGTTTGATTACCAGATGCGGCAGAGCGGATATGACAAGGCGTTCGATATCTACAAAAACGACATCCGCAAATGGCTGAATCAGAGCACACAGGATCGGCTGCAAAGTATGGTCGTAGACCGCACAAACGCGAAGGAAAAGGAAACGCTCAAGGAAAAGATGATGCGGCTCACATATGAGTTTGTCGATTCGTCCGCCCCGGCGGAACTGATCAATGCGAAAATCAGGGCGGAGACTGGCGAAAGTACCGTAGCATTTTCAGAGAATCTGAGAGACGCGGTGCTATTGCGGAATAAGGCAGATGAGCGCGCGCTGTATATCATCGGCGACGGGCTTGTAGCAAGAGACGGCAGCACGATTATCGGCGGCAGCTTTGCGGACGCAATCAAGGACGGCGGACTGAAAGGCAAGGATTACAAGGATTTTGAGCTGTATTGGCTTGTCAAGGACAGTATCGACAGGGACAAGCAAAACAAGCCTGTATTTGACGACGGGTTTGCGTCAAACGCGGAACGGCGGGCGTTTATCGCGGAAAAGGATAAAACGCATCCGGAATACGCAAAGACGGTCGATAGTCTGCTCAAAACGTGGAACGCCTTTACGCACGAGTATCTTGTATCAAGCGGCAGACTGGATGAAGCGGGATGGAAATATTTTCAAAGCATCTACCCTTATTATGCGCCTACATATCGCATCAAGGACGGCGATTTTTCGCTTGAGCAGGCAAAAAAAGCCGGATTCTCCGTTCGTCAGGCGAAGGGAAGCACCGAGCTGATCCTGAACCCGATGGACAGCATGCTTGAGATGGTCGGGCGGATTGTGCGGCAGGACATGACCAATCAGGCGGCGCAAAAGCTCGAAATGCTGTTGGACACCCACGAGGGACTCGGTGAAATCGCGCACAAAATCGAAACCGATGCAAAGCCGGACAAGACGGCGCAATTTGACCCGCTGAACGGGGAATTCGGTGATTTGATTCGTGCCAATGCCGATGAGAGCAGCGCGGACGGGCAGAACGTCATCACGGTATGGCATGACGACGGAAGCACGAGCAAAATCGAAATCCTCAACGAGCCGTTTTTCAGGATGATGGCGAACACGCCGGACGGCGGAAAGCAGGTTACGGACTTTATCGGACGCGGCACACGCGCCATGACGTTCCTGACGACGGGCGCGAACTCGGTGTTTGGTCTGCGCAATTTCGCGAGAGACTTCCAGAACGGCGTCAACTACGGCACATGGGCAAAGAATTATCTGGACGGCGCGGCGAAATGGCTGATGACCGCATACAGAATCGCAAGCGGAGATGAGGCGGTAAAGGGCTATGACGCGCTGGGCGGAAACGACGGGCGCATTGATACAACCCAAAAGGGCATTAAAGACCTGCGGCACACGTTGTATACAACGGAAAGGCTATTCCACACAAGCGACGGCAAATGGACGCCGCTGAACATGGAATACTTTAAAAACTATGATACGAGTACGCTTGCGGGTACAGCGAAATGGGCAGGAAAAAAACTCTGGGAATACGCAACCCTGCAAAAGCCGAACGAGTTTATCGAGAAAACGACCCGCGTAGCCGAATATCTCTATGGTAAGCACGATCTGACGACGGCTGAGGGACGAGCGGAAGCCTACCGAGCCAGTCAGGAAAGCACGGTCGATTTTGGCAGAAAGGGCGCAAGCAGCATCGGACGCGGCATCCGCAACGTCGTTCCGTTTATGAATGCGAGTTTGCAAGGCGTATACCGCACAGGGCGGCAGTTTACCGCGCAGGAGCGCGGGCAAGTGGTCAGCCGCGTCATGCGCTCGGTCGTCAACACGGGACTGTTTACGGCGGTATGCGCCGGACTGAGAGCCAAATTCCTTGACGACGAGGACAAAGAGCAATTTGCGTTTTTGAGCGATGATCTGAAAAATGGGCATTTCTTCATTCCCAATTTCGCGCCGGACGTGTTCGGAGACGCGCCGCTCATCCGTATCCCCATCGACCAGAATCCCCTTGATTACTTTACGCACGCGATGGTGTTCAACGCGCTGGAGGCCGGCAAGGGGGACGAATTCACCATCGACATGGCGACGACGTTTGCGACGATGGTAGACAGCCTTAATCCTGTCGGAAGCACGATTATTGATCCTATACTCGCGACGCAGACCAACAAAAATTGGTATGGCAGCCGCATCGTGCCTAGCTACATGGAGAGCTGGGACGCGACAACGCAGTATACGGAGGATACTCCGGACACGTTCATCAAATTGTCTCGCCTTATTCATTCGTTTTCTGGCGCGGAGATCAGCCCGATGATGCTGCAATATATGGCACAGCAATACACGGGATTCGCGGGACAGGTTGCCATCCCGACACTGGGCGGCGACAGCCCTGTAACGGCATTTACGGCATACGCCCAAAAGATGCTGACAAGTGACCCGCTCAAGAGCAATGATGTTGTCAGCGAGGTCTACAACGCTAATACATTCCTGACGACGGTGGTTAAAGCAGGTGACAACGGACGTGAATTCAACATGTTGCGCGGCGATCTGACGCCAAGACAAGCCAAACGGGCATACGATGAGGCTTACGACATGACACACAGCGGCGGCATGTTGTACGAAGCCAAGCAGACGATCAGCGAGGGGTATGAAAAAATCAAAGCCATCAACGCACGCACGGATTTGACAGACGACGAGAAGTACGAGAAAAGCAGCCGTATTCGAGCGAAAATGTGCGAACTGGCGCTGAATGTGAATCAGGAGTTTGCAAAATATCGGGAAAAATGGGTCACTGGCGAAAGCCTGTTGACGGGCATGTTCAAGGCGTGGAGCGGCGGCACGACCATCAAAAAGCAAAAGTAAGGAGGGTTCACGATGATTGAAGCGAGTTTTGAGCAGGCCACGCACAAGAGCGCGGCAATCGGCGGAATTTATCAATATGACACGGGCCAACGGCTGCGGATGCACGGGCTGCCCACGCCGGAAGAATTGGCGGAAATGGACGATTTTCTGGTCGGCGATGCGGTGACGGTGCAGGCGCAATACGGCTACATCGGGGACAGCCAGACGGAAACGCGGCTGGCGGCTTTCGATGCGCAGACGGGCTGCTGGGAAGCGGAGATTCCGGACGCGTATCTGACCAGAAGCAGCGCGGTCAAGGTCTTTGTCTATGTGAGCTACGGCGCGACGGAGGACGAAGTGCGGGCGAAGACCTGCTACGAGGGGAGTTTCACCCCGATCAGCCGCCCTGCGCCGGGGTCTCAGGTCACGCCGAGCCAGGGGAACGCGTGGGACGCGCTGGTGGCGGAAATCAATCTGACGCTCTCGAAGATGAACACGGCGATTTCGGAGACGAACGCGGCGGCGGAGAACGCGCTGGAGGCGACGAAGGCGGCGAACACGCAGACGGATCACCTATCGAAGATGACGGTGCAGGCCGCGACACGCAACTACGGGAGCGGAAGCACGGCGACGCTGACCGATGACGGGACAAAGAAGGTGCTGACGCTGGGGCTTGAGCGCGGGCCGAAGGGCGACAAGGGGGACAAAGGGGACCAGGGCGACAAAGGCGCGACTGGCGCAACCGGGCCGCAAGGGCCAAAAGGCCCGGCGGGGGTGACGTTTACCCTGAGCGGCACCGTGCTTTACATCACGACGACGTGACGGGGTGAGAGAATGGCAAAGAAAATTCCGAAATTCAGCTACACGGGGCAATGCTCCACGGGAAGCGACGACACCTACTGGTACATCTTTCTGACGACCTCCGGCACGCTGACCTTTGAGTATGCGAAAGCGGGCGTAGACGTGGGCTGCGTGGGCGGCGGCGGGTCGAGCGCCTGCATTCGGCAGGCCGGAAACCCGGCGGGCGGAAGCGGCGGAGGCGGCGGCTATCT